CCGAAACTGTCTTTAGACCTACAGGAGTTAACTCTGAGGGTGTTGGTATCGGAACCTCACATATAACAAGAGTTTTTGTGGATGTTGACAACAACTTCCCATATGGAGTTGGTATTCAAACCTCAAACTCCTTCGGTGAATTTAGTTGGGGTAAAATACAACTTGCCTCCAGATCTAAGGTGACTTCATATTCAGCTTTCACTCTTGGTGGTGTTGGTGGAATTACAACTTCTACATTCGTTCAAAGATCGAAAGCATTGAAATTTAAAAATTATGACATCTAATCATAATAAATAAAGAAAAATCTATGTCCAATGGCTGCAATAATTACTGATCAGATTAGGATATTAAATGCGAAAAATTTTGTTAGTGGTGTAACTACATCTACAAATGCATATTATTCCTTCATCGGACTGACGAACGCCACTGACTTTTCTTCGACATGGGATCAAAATCCCCCCTCACCAAAAGACAATTTTGATGAGGAGAATAAGTACTGGGATTCTATGGTTGCTCTGAAGAAGATCAACTCTCAGGATGTAAGGCAAGTTATCACTAAAAGAACTTGGTCCTCCGGCACCACCTATGACATGTATCGTCATGACTATAGCAGATCAAATACTGCTAAAGTAAGTGGTGCTACAAACTTATACTCTGCATCTTACTTTGTAATTAATAGTGATTTTAGGGTTTATATTTGTTTGCATAATGGAATCTCTCCTGATAACCCTAATGGAAAACCTTCCTTAGATGAACCAACCTTTACAGATCTTGAACCAAGATCTGCAGGCACCAGTGGTGATGGTTATATTTGGAAGTATTTGTATTCTATTAAACCCAGTGAGATTGTTAAATTTGAATCAACTGACTTCATGCCAGTTCCTCAAGACTGGACAACTGGAACTGAAAATGCAACAGTTAGAGATAACGCTGTAGATGGCTC